AATTTTTATTTGCAAAAATAACAAAGTTGATTAATTAATTATTTTGATTACAAGACTTCATGGTTGTTGTACTTGGTAACGAATATATCAGCAGATATTGCTCCTACTGGTATCGTACCACCTCCGCCTGCTAAATTGATCCCTGCTTCTTTGGATGGGTCGGTGATCTTTATGAAGTAAATACCACCGAATAGTGCCGCACTACCTTCTCCGAAATAGAATGAAGGAGTTGTCCCTAGTAGGGCATTGTATAAAGTGCAATTAGTAAGCGTCGGTGTATACGCGCTTTCACTCCCAGTTGCTCCCACACCTATCCAAAGTATTGAGTAAATGCCATCACATCCAGCATCGAATGTTAGCGCCGATGTGCCGGTTAGGTTCACGCCAATGTCGTCACCGAGTTTCACCATACCACTCCAAGGGCTATTGTTCCCAGGGGGAGTAACATTTAATTGGCGGAAATGAGCTTGTTTCTCCGTCAGACCCTCGTTCTGCCTGAAAATAGATGGCTTGCGCAGCTCGATGTCGTAGCTTACCCAAAGTTCACCAATATTCACAGATGTCCCTTGCATGCCAACGGTTGCAATTGATACCTTACATAGGTCATAGTTTTGAATATTGAGTGACGAGTCCGCTATATCTCCACTCCTTACGTAGTGCACAGCGAAGGGATTCTGTGATGGGTCGCATTCAATAGGAAGCATTAAGTTTCCGGATGGTTTACCTTCTGCGGACCACATGCTGTTTAACATATCACCTTTGCTGTTGAAATTGGTATCGAGCGGATTATATTGAGCTGCCATACAAACGCTTCCAAGAGCTGTGTTTGTACTATTGAGAGCATCGCCGCTATTACTCTTGAACATGAAGACCAGGCCTTTAATTTCGTATTCCTGGAAACATTGTGCTATAGGAGATAGCCATGGGAAAGTTTTGTACATACCTGGGTTCACAGCGTATGTGTCGATATTAAACGAACCTGCCGTCGGACTTGTGAAAACGTCCGCAATATATTCACGGTGCGTTACTCTTATAGTCTCTCGTACTGAATGCATCGCAGGAACTTGAGATTCATCACTAGCCCATACAGTATTTTGTTTCACACTGTAAGCTCCGCTACCCATTACTGTATCGAGAACGCGATTGGAAATACCACTCGCTACCGGTCCTCCTATGCTCCCCGCCATACCGGTAACTCCACCCCGTATGGCTCCCCTGACCCCAGCTCGGAGATGAGGCTTAGCCAGGCGCCAAGCACCAGCAAGGCCGTAAGCACCTCTTCCGGTGATACGCCTGCTCCAATACCTCCGCCTCCAATAAGGAGCGGATCCCACGGCACTGAGTGGTCTCTTTCTCGCTCCAGTTGAGCTAGCTGCTCTAGCTGGGCGCTTTCTAGTGATGGTTCCGTCATCCATGATAAATTTACGATAAGTTTGAAATTCAAAGGGTGTATTAATAAATGTATTTACTATAGTAAAACATTTTATTTCTAATTGTATTATTCAGATGACGGCTTATGCTTTTGAGCTGGAGGGGGATTGAGTAATTCATTATCATCATCGTCTACGACACGTGTTATACTAGGCTCGTCTGGAACGGCTGAAGAAGATTTATCTGATGCAAACTCGGGACGCTTACTTACAATCTGCTCCATGATCGAGGACCACGCCTGTATCATGTCCTCGCGAGTGTTGACTGTGAATAGTCTCTCGTCATGTAATCCGGTCAGACGACGCCTCAGTGCTTGATACTGTTCGTATCTACTCATGTCTCCGCTTACCGTGTCCTTATACCACAAACTCGGGTGCCGATTGCTGGTGAAGAAGATGATGTCTGGATTTACCCACACTCCAGCTCCCTTAGTATCTCCTTGCTTTCTGTATCCATCCGTCATTTGTAAAATTACACTTAGTGGACAGTTGCCTTCAAACTCATCGTATAGAACCACACGTTGTCCGGTATATAGATTCCACCAGATGCCGGAGTTTCCGTATAAGGGCCTGTATACCTCGTCTCCGAACTGATTGAAAATATTCCATGTTTTTCCCACTCCAGTCTTGCCTACGATGGTGAATATCAGTATTTCCTGATGTATGGGCGGTTTCTTTTGAAGTGCGAGAGTCTGAAAACCTTTATAGTATTTTACTAGAAGACTAGGAGCGACATTGTCTAACTTTCCCGTTCGCATGACCTCGGCAGCCGCCTCATCAAGATCAGACCTTTTTCCCTGCTGAGCTTCTGAACCGAGCGACCAAGGTCCTTCAATTCTTGTTTCCTCCTTCGATACATAAGCGACTGCTTGGGCTTCAGTTCCTTTGGCGATCTCGCAATGAGCCGAATTGTAGCCAAGAAACTTCTTAACGCTTGAGAGAGTCTTTGCATTCTTGAAAGCTATATAGCCTTGAAAATGTTCAGTCCCCGACTCCCCCCTTTCACGTTGCCACGCCACTAATCTAACCCCTTCCGGTAGCTCAGTGAACAGTGCCTTAGCCTCAGGATTGTTGATGGTGAAACACCACCTAGTCGACCTTGCATTTGCCATTTTTACAATTTTGTAAACTATGTTATACTTGATTAATATATTTTTTAATAACTTATGACATCATCAATTTAGGGGGGGCGGGGTACTGGCCCCAACTTCCTTGACTCTTCCTGTACGAATTTTGTATCTCAGCTACCAATTTGTAACAATCCGATTTTCCCCCCCAAAAAGTGCCGACTTCTTCCGAACTTTCCAATTTGTAATTTATTATAACCTTCGACCAAGTTCCCAAAAATATTCTTAAACTCCGTCACTTTGGGAGTTTTTTTAGTAATTTTGGGCCGTCTCAAGTACGAACTTGGTTCTAATTTGGTCCGACTCTGGGCAGTTTTTGGGCAGTCTTTGGGCAGTCTTTGGGCAGTTTTCGGGTTGTCTCGAATATGAACTTAATATTCCTTATAACCGAATTAGGAGCCGTCAAGGAAGTTGGGGCCAGTATTACCCCAACTTCCTTGTAACCTTCTTGTAATCTATTGGATTATTTCCCACTCAAATTTTTATTTGCAAAAATAACAAAGTTGATTAATTAATTATTTTGATTACAAGACTTCATGGTTGTTGTACTTGGTAACGAATATATCAGCAGATATT